ATCAAGATTAACCCTCAAGTTCCCTATGGCCTATACGGTGATAAGCTGTATTGCAATGCAAGCTCTGCCATATATGCTGATTATATACACAACGCTCCAGAATCCACATGGCCTGTCTACTTTAGTAAGATGATTGAGTATGCACTTGCTATAGATTTTGCCCCTTCTATCCGTGACAGCGCAGCTTCTATGGACGCCAACGCTAGACAGTATCTTAATGCTTCTCGCATGGCTAGATTTACGGATTCCCAACAATATCCTGTAGTGCCTATAACAGACCGTCCCTTTATTAACGTAAGATTTTAGTTATGGCAAAGTCCAAGTTTCTACAAAGTTCATTTGTTAGTGGAGAGTTATCGCCCCTACTTAAAGGTCGTGTAGACCTTGAGCAATACTACCAAGGTGTAGCTACTGCTGAGAACGTCTTAATTGTTCCACAAGGGGGCTTAAAGCGAAGAGCAGGATCAGAGCATGTTGCAGTGGCTCTTAAAGAGCTTGTACACTACACTAACGCTTCTTATGCGCCTACTATGACAGAGGGCGGTACAGCGGCTAATATCAATGATTTAGACCCTTCTACCACTGCTACTACAACTACTAATATTGGGATTGTGGGTACAGCAACGGCTGGAACTGACTATGTTATTGCACATTATGATTTAAGTGCTACTGGGACTAGCACTAATATTCAATTTGTGGACATTACAGGGTTGTATACCACTGGCTCAGTTGCATGTACTTTAATTATACAAACATCTCCTGATAATTCTACCTGGACTGCCCAGCAATCATTTACTGTTTCTGTAGATTCTGAAAACCCTACTTCTTTTAGGAAAAGAATTGAACAAACAATATCAACTCCTTATGTGCGCTTAGTTCGCAGTGGGGATGCAGGCAATGCAGATTTAGGATCGCAAAAGTTTACATTAGCTGAATTTAATGTATATACCACTACTACTACAGCAGTTGAAGTTAAGACTTTTGACTTTAGTATTGAAACTGATCGACATTATCTTTGTTTGCTGACTGCTGGAAACATGGCGGTTTACCGATCCCCTTACGCTGGAAGCGATACAACTACTTATGTAGCTGACATTCCTTTACCTTATTCTGCTACGGCAGTTTCAAGTGTGCGCGATGTGCAGACTGAAAATATTATGCTGATGTTTCATGAGGATTATGCGCCACAAAGAATTATTAATAATGGTTTAAGTAGCTACGATTCTTTTGCTCTTGATGACATTCCGTTTCTTAATGTACCTCAGTATGACTATGATGATTCACAAAGTCCTACACCTACAAATTATATAACCACAATGACCTTAACCGCTATGGCTGTGGGAGACAGATTTCAAATTGATGTAGAAGGTGTGTTAAGTAAAAACATTACTTTAACTGGAGGTAATTCATCTTCATCGGCTAACATACAAAGAAATTTGCAAGAAATGCCTATATTTGGTGATACAGGTATTGCTGTTACTGGTGGCCCTGCAATATTTACTATTACTGTTTCTGGTGAGTCTACACAACCGTTTGAGTTGTGGTCAGCATTTCCAACGTCCGGTACTGGCAACTCCATAGGTTTTGTTTTAAATCAGCAAGGAGTAGCAAGAAAAGAAGACGTATGGTCTGCTACTCGCGGATACCCTAAGACTGCCGCATTCTATGCTGGACGGTTATGGTTAGGTGGCACAAAATCAAAACTACAAAGTTTGTTTGCTTCTAGGTCTGGATCATTCTTTGATTTCTATACAGAAGAAGGAGATGCTGACGAGGGTATATTTATTACGATATCTTCTAGGCAGTTAACAGAAATTATTGATATTAACCCTGATCGTGGATTGCAGGTTTTTACTGCTGGCTCTGAGTTTCTGGTTACTGGCAATACTCCTGCTGATGTTTCGGTTCAGTCACAAACTCAACATGGCGCATTTGACCTTGAAGTAAAGTCTATTGATGGCGCTACATTGTTTATTGACCAGAATGGTAAAACATTACGGTCTTATTTATATAACTTTAATGAAGATGCTTATAACAGTACTGACATTTCTGTATTGTCTTCTCAGTTAATAAATAGCCCAAAAGATGTGGCAGTTTTAAGTGGTACAAAATCAGAAGATTCTAACTGGGTATTCATTATTAATGATGATGGTACTGGGGCTATATTAAACACGTTACGTTCTCAAGATATTAACGGATTTACTAAATTAATCTATGGCGACAATTCAACCGATATTCCGCAGAAGCTTGTATCAATGTCTGTCGTTGGGAATGAGCTTTATATTGTTAGCGTACTGGGAGGAACTACATCCTATTATTGGGTAGATCGTTGGAGTTTTGATTACTTTCTTGATGCTGCAATTACAATAGACAATCAATCTACTACGACTGTACAGCTTGGAACTAATCATTTAGATGGTTTGACTGTAAGCATATCTGCACGACCAACCTCAATTCCTACGGGAGATTACTACACAATGGATAAACGTGTTGTAACACCAGGAGTCGGGGGTGCTAATGGAACAATTACTTTAACAGAAAGTGAATTGTCATCAGGAAATATTGATTTACAGATAGGACTAAACTTTACACCTAAGATTATACCTATGCCATTGAACACTAATTCTCAATCTATTGCTGGTCAAAACCAGATGCGAGAAAAGAAAATAACTAGAATGAATATTAGAGTGTACGAAAGTTCTGGTGTTTATATTGATGGCAACCCTGTTCCTATTAGACAGTTTGGTGATGCGGCTAATAGCCCATTAGGAACTCCGGTTCAATCTAAAACTGGTATTATACAAGACAACAATGGTGGCAATGGTTGGGGAATAGAAGTTGTGCCAGAGATTACAATTCCTTATTCAACTCCATTCCATATCCAGGCTATTGAATACGAGGTCGAATCTTCTTGAACCAGTTAACAACACAAAGCGACATAGTAAAGCTACAGACCTTAATGTTGCAAGGTGATACACTTGAGCTAGAGGTTAAGCACCATTTTAGCGATGGACTATACGCAAGAGAGTTGTTCATACCCGCAGGTGTTTGCTTAGTAGGAGCGTTACATAAGACTACGCACTTGTATATGGTGGTTAAAGGCAGATGTAAGGTGTCTAGCCAGTTTGGTAATTTGGATATTGAGGCTCCTTTTATGGGCGAGACAATACCTGGAACTAAGCGTGTTATATACGCTGAAACAGATTGTGTTTGGGTTACATATCACCCTACACATTTAACTGATATTGAAGAAATAGAGCAGGCTTTGTTAGAGCCAGAGGATATTTAGATGACATTTGCAATAGTAGCCGCAGTAGCAACAATCGCTAGTGTTGGAGTAAGCGCATATGGTCAAGTTCAAGCTGGTAAAGCGCAAGAAGATGCTTTGCAAGAACAAGCTAGGCAAGAAAAGATTGCTGCTGAAAGTCGAGAATTAGAACGCAAACAAGAGCTTAATAGAGTCCTTGCTGCTAATGCTGCTAGTGCATCTATGTCTGGAATAACTGGTGAAGGTACTCCTGCAAGTATTTCCCTTGAAAGCGCAAAGCAAATTGGTGCTAGTGAAGGTATGATTAATCTATCTGAGAAGCTTAAACGCGCCCAATTACGCAGACAAGGCGCTAACGCTAGAAGTGCCGCTAATATAGGAGCTTTATCTAGCACACTTGGAAGTGCAGACACTTTGTTTAATTCTGGGAAAACTATTAAAGATAATTGGGGCAAAGAATAATGGCTAGACAGCCTAGACAACAACCTATTGGCTTCTACGGCAAGTTTCAGCCTACTAGCGTGGATACCTCTGCGGCTCAACGTATGCAAGCTCTGGCTGGTTTAGGTAAGACTGTAGCTGGTGTAGCTGAACAGTTTGGAAGGGCAAAGGCTGCAGAAGCGGCTCCTGCAAAGGCGCAACAAGTAATTGATGAAGCAACAACTATTGACCCTAAAACTGGCGAGGTAACGCGAGAAAAAATTAAAATGCGTAGCGGCACTGCATGGGGAAAAGATGCTTATAATCAAGAAATAATCACGCATAACAAGGCTGTTGAGGGGGCTTATTTATCAAATATTGATCGTGACAATATAAGTACAATAAATGAGATAAGAGATAATAATCTTAATGATCCAGATAAATTTATAACGCTTGCTAATGCGCATTTACAAGGAGTAATAGGAGGAATTAAGCCTGAATTTCAAGGCATAGTAAGCGATTCATTAAGAAAAAATATATTTACAACTTTTGAGAAATTACAATCTAAGAAACGCGGTGATGACATTGCAAGTAGTATTGTTACGCAAGTAGATAATGCAGCGCAAAAATTAAATGTCATTTCTCTTAAAGCAAGAGAAGGAGAAGATGTAGGAGCGGATCAAGAAGAATTAAAAATAGCAATTCAAGCATTAAGTGAATTATCTCCAGAACAAAAAAGGCAAGAGCCTGAAAGATTAAGGGTATTAAATAAAACTCTTTATGAAAGTAAAGTTTCTGGTGAACTTAATCGTATTGCTGAAAATGAAAGCCCTGCAATAGCGTTTCAAAAATTACAAGAAATTGAAAATAACCCGCAAGCTTTGTATAGTGCTGATGAATGGGTAAACTTTATAAATAATGAGCAAGCTCAATTATCAAGAACTAAAACATTAATAGATAGCACCAACCAAGTTGCAACTGTTGCTTTGAAAAATGAAATAACCGAATATGAAAATAAAGCTCGGTTAGGATTTGAGATACCTGCATTAGATCAAGAGGCAATGGCCGCAAAAGTAAAAGGAACGCCAGCAGAAGCTAAAATTGCCACAGCTAATGAGTTAGCTCAATTTGCAATACAGCCTGTTTCTGTAAGAAGAGAAATGATAGCAGCCGCACAAAAGTCAGGAAATGCTACATTAACAGGAAATTTAATTAATTTAAATAATCAGTTGCAAGGAGAAATAGCAAATGATGCTTTTGGTTTAGGCGTAAAGCAAGGGTATGTAGAATACACTACGCTTAATGTATCAGACCTATTAAGCGACACAAGCGAAGAAGCACAACAAGTATTTCGTACTCGCAAAGCAGATGCTAAATTATTAAGCACAATATATGGAACTAATGTTTCTGTGTTTACTAAACAAGAAGCATTCGAGTTAACTGCGGCTTTACCTAACATGAGTGTAGATCAAAAATTACGTTTATCTGAAATTCTTGGTGAAGATTCTGGAGTGTGGGCGCAAATATCAAAAGACCCTGCATCTGGTGCATTTGCACAAGTATCCGCATTAGGTGATTTAAATGTTTCTCGTGTAGTATTTATGGGCCAGGAAGCTTTAGCAACTAACAATGTTGAGCCTGTACGCGGAAATGATCTTGATGATGCTAATACTATTCTTGATGATGTAGTAGGCAATGTTTATGGTAATTTTGATAAAGAATCTGTACGAGATGCGGCACTTAATTATTATTACGGAAGTAAGCCGAAAAGAGGAATGTTTGACCAAAATAATTGGAAAGCAGCTATACAAGCTGTGACTGGAGGGATTGAAAAAGTCCGAAGTTACCCAACACAGTTAACAGGGACTGGTGTAGATAAAGTTAGCGCACAAGACTTAGATTTATATTTTTCTTCTTTTACTGCTGATAACCTTAAAGACATGAAAATAGAACAAATTACATCAGAAGTTACAAACAATTACACAAGTTCTGTTAGAGACTTTTCACAAGTATTTCAAGAAAATCAAACATTAGACAGTTTAGCTAACGAAAGGATTGAGGCTGTAGCAGGGCAAGGCAATTATGTTATTCACCAAGGAGGCGGAGTTATTACAAAACTTGATGGAACAACAATGATATTTAATGTCACAAAAGATCAAGTTGAAACTATGAAAGCAACTGCACGAGGTAAAGCCATGCAAAGCACAATAAGCGCTAATCTTTACGGGCAAGAGCAAAGCACACAATCAGATGAAGCTTTAGGAGCATTCTTAGGTGGTTCTAAATAATGCCAATACTGTCTTCAATTGACCAACAAAATAGAATGCTTGAGTATGTTCCTGCGCGCGCAACTAGCAAACCTACTTTTGGCGAAACCGTAAGTGCAGGATTTTCTTTTGTACGAGATGAAGAATTATCTATATCTTCTAGTTTTTACAATGAAGGTTATTACAACCGTAGGCGTGATTTAAAAACTTTATCTAATGAAGGGTTTGACGTAGATAAGTACATAGATAATGCTGGAATTATTAATTATGACCGAATATCGCAAGCTACTGAAGGTCGAGTAAAGACTGATCTACAATTGTATCAAGAACGCAATAGCATACTGCGTAAGCGTAGAGAAGAAAACCAAGACGTAATGGCTAGAGGCAGCGGTTTAGGCCAGTTTTTTGGTATGACTGCTGGATACATGACCGATCCAATAAACATAGCGACACTTCCTATTGGAGGAATTGCTACTGCTGGAAAAGGCATGAGTGTTCTAGCCCAAGCACTTAAAAGCGCAAGAAATACAGCCGCTGTTGCAGTAGCTTCAGAGGCCGCTATACAGCCATTTGTATACAAGCATAAGCAAGACATTGATTCTCCATACGACATAGATGACTCTATTCGAGCAATAACATTTGCCGCTGTTGGTAGTGCAGTCTTAGGCGGAGCATTGGGTGGAATTTCCGGCTACCTTAGAAAGTTAACAGAAGATTCAACTGCTGTATTACCTGTGTTTCCTAAAGCGCCATTTGTTTTTAAGCCAACAATGATTAATGGAAAACCTACTGTAGCTCCTACATTTGAAAATATTAATAATTTTAAATCTCAGCTTATAGTAGAAGAAAAAGCAAAATTAATAGGTAAAGCTGGAGAGGTGCTGCCTAAAGGTAAAGCAAAAGATTTGCAAGGAGAGTTAAAAAACCTTGAGTTTGATTTAAAGCAAGCTGACAAACCTCCTGTAAACATTATAGCTAGGAAAGGAGAGTCAGTTAGAGTTGCAAAACAACGTGTTGTAAAAGAAGAAAAAGCCAGAATACAAGATAGAATTAATAGGGTTACAAAAGAAATTGAAAGAAATGATTTTGCTAAAAAAGCTCAATCTGAAATCAGTCGGTTAGACCAAGGTATATTGACTGAATCAACACAAAAGAAACTTGATAATTTTATACTGCAAAAGTCTACACCAGAAACAGAATCCATTTATTTGTTAGCGCGATTTGGCGACAACCTACGAGCGCAAAAAGGATTTAGGGCGGAAGAAGTGTTTACAGGAG